CCGCAGTTTGCAGATGAAGAAGCTGTCAATCCTTTTGACTTCTGGACTGGTGCTAACTTCAAACTGAAGATTCGTAAGGTTGAAGGTTACTGGAACTACGATAAGTCTGAGTTTGAAAAGCCTTCTGTTCTTCTGAATGATGATGACAAACTGGAGAAGATCTACAAGAATCTGAACAATCTGAATGAGTTCAGTGCTGCATCAAACTTCAAGTCCTATGATGAACTGAAGAAGCGTTTGGATTATGTTCTGGGCACTCGTGGTGTTCCTAAGAACCAAGATCCTGAAGTGGTTGCAGAGGAAGAAGAATGGGAAGCTGAGCGTCGTGGTGAATCCACTCCTAAGCGTTCTTCTCCTTCCTTTGAGATTTCCAAACCTTCTCGTGATGAAGAAGATGATGAAGATGCAGATGATGCTCTGAGTTACTTCCAAAAACTCGCTGAGTCCTGATATATTTCAAATCCCCCACTTTTGTGGGGGATTTTTTTATCAATTAATATAAAACCCAGATCTTAAGTAACTTTTATCTTCAATATAAGTATAAGATTCCATATTTTTTGCATCTTGATCATTCCAAACAGGAATTGCTATTGTGTTCCCATATCTAAAGTTAGGATTTCTCCTGAATTGAACTTCTATTAAATGGCCATCAATAAATTCACAGTTAATCCAATCATAATTACCCTTTAAATTTTTTAGAACATCGGGAAAATCTACTTTTCTATCTATTTTTTCCCACTTTTGCCACTTATAGATAGGATCATCTTCTTTTTTTGTTCCCAAAATAACAAGGTCTTGTTCTTGATTATAAAAATCAACACTTAGATGTTCACCTTTAAAAATCTCACACCAAAATTCTGAAGGGTGTATGTCGTCAGTTCTTTTTTCGATCCATTCTTTACGAGCAAATATACTCATTCCAAATAAATTAAAAGAAGGTCTAACGATATAAAAGTCGGGTTTTGGAACTGTGGTTCCTGCAGGACCACAGACATAACCCAAAACCCGACTTAGAAATAATTTATTGTAAACCCAAAGATCTTCGGAATGTATACGATTCCATTCATCATCACATTCTAAGTAATACATACTATTTTATATACCCATAACTTTTTCGTTATAAGTTCTTTTTAGTTTATCATTAATATAATTTGGATCATCTTCATCATATGTCATTATATTTTTAAGATCACCTATTAAAACCGACAAGTATGTAGGTTTTAATACAAAAATTCTTCTCTTTTCCTCATTTAATTTATTTTCATATTCCCAATTAGTAACTGGTTTTGATAAAACTGACCCTTCTACTTTAATAATTGAATTTGTATTGGGGTCGAAATACTGAAATTCTTCGGAAGTTTTTTCTTCCCATTCTGTACCGTTCCATCTCCAAGTTTTTGAATTCTGAGAATAAGTTTCTCCAATTTCTACATTTAATATTTCATTTGGATCCGCTAATGTAATTGTTGGGTTATTGACATAATTTAGTCCTCCATCATATATCGTACAAGTTAGTATTCCAGTATTCGATAAGGTAGCCTTTATAACCGCCTGTTTAGATATAGGAGCGTCTGCAATTGTTATGGTTGGTGCAACTGTATAACCAAATCCAGAATTTGTTATTGTAATGCTTGTAACAATACCACTAGTTAAATTCGTTGTTCCTGTTGCTTTTACTGCAGGATATGGAGCAGATATGGTTAGAGTTGGTGCCTCAGTATAAGCAATTCCTGGTTGAGTAATGGTAATATTACTTACAGAACCATTTACAACATTAGCTACCGCTTTTGCAGTGGAAGTTGTTCTATATTGGAAAATTTTATCTTCATTTCCGCCAGCAACAACAAACCTTTCTCTGTCAGATTTCACAAATATATCAGATGGGGCTGCAAGTCGGTCTCCAACAAAAAAAGTATATGAAAGCACTGCTGTATCTATTTCCCAAGTGTCCATAGTAAATTCATATATACTTGAAGTACTTTCACTCGCAGCAAATAATTTTGTTCCATCATCACTAATTGTAAATCCTAGAATTTCATTGTCAAAAGTAGATGAACTGATATTTAAAGTGCGAATTGCAGTTCCATTTCTAGTTAAAAGATTCCATGGAGTGCCGAGAGTAAATTCTTTAATAACATCTGGACTTGAATAATCTAAAACAAATACTGAAGTACCATCTGGTTTAAATCTTATTCCTCCAGGAGTTGCCAAAGTAATTTCATTAGTTTTAGAAGCAGTAGAAAGATTCCATGCAGTAGAGAGTGTATATGTAACAATTTTATAATTTACTCCAAGTCCTCCAGTCACATACATTAGAGTTCCATCTGGTTTAAATTCTATACCAGTAGTATAAGAAAAATCTGCACTTACATCTAATTCGACTGGGACTATAGAGAGGGTAGATACATCCCAACCTTGGCTTAGAGTATACTGTTTAATTTGATTTGAACCAGTAAAACTTGCAGTATATAATCTTGTTCCATCTGATTTAAAATAGAATCCTTCAACATCATTTCCTGTCGAATAAGTGGACTCATTTTCATATTGACCATATACAACTCTAGGCGAATATGAAAAAGTTATTGTTGGCGCTGTAATTCCATATCCGGCGCCACCAACTAAATTTGAAATGGTAGTAACTTGATCTATTTCAGTGCCAGTACCCAATCCACAACTTGCAGTAGCTTGAACAGAAACTGGTGGACTAGAAAATGTTACTGATGGAGCAAAATTATATCCTTGTCCTCCATTTAAAGTTGCAATTCCAGATACCACAAAATTAGAAATAGAACAAACTGCAGAAGCATTAATGGTAATCGGTGGAGTAGAAATATTTACAACTGGTGTTACACTATAACCAAGTCCAGGATTGTTTATTTGGACGGACACAATAGAATTTCCTGCGCCAATTACAGGAACCAATGCAGCGGGAGTTCCAGGAATATATGTTGGAGGAAATGAAACTCCAATAGGAACACTGGTTCCTATGCCCACATAATTAGGAGAATTGTAAAATGTTTCATCGACCACAAGACCCCCAGGAAAAACTTCCCTTCCAAATGAATCGGTGTAGGAAATACTTTCATAGTGGTGAATATCATTATAGGCATCTTCTGACCCATATTTGTCCAACATGGATTTGTTAAAATTATCTAAACTTAAAGGCCATTGATCCTGCACATTTATGATATTATTAATTGTTAAAATAACCCAATCTAGTTCTGGATCTTTATATATTTTTTCAGCAACTTGTTCCGGCCTTTCATCTCCATCAATCATATAGTATTCAAAAGCGGATACCACTGAAGCAATATCTTCTCTGAGTTTTGCTCTCTTAAAAAAGTTTTTAATAATTAAAGTTTCATCATTTGAAGTTGTATTTTTTGTTCTGTTTAATACCTTTAAATTTGGTAATTCTCTGAAATATGCCATTTTTAATACCCTACAGAATCGCTGTTGATTGATGTTAGATCATTCCCAAGTCCACCAAAAATATTATTTTCTTGATAATCTGTATCATAAATCGGTTCTAGTTCATTAAAGGACATACTTAAAACTGTTGAAACTGGTTGACCCGATTCATATGCAGCCCAAATACCCTCTGGGGTATAATTGCAACTGAATGATGTTAAAGCACAAGTTTTAAATTTATTTACGGCATCCATAGGTTTTGTTCCACTTCTGTATTCCAATTTAAATACATTGGGAGTTCCTAAAAATACTGTGGCTTGTCCAGATTTTCCTGTTATTTTTTTAGCTGCCATCCCTTGTTTAAAAAATCTAATAATTCTTCTTACAGTTTTAGCCTCTTCTGCACTTCTTGGAGATAATCTATATGCAAAAGAAAATGCTCTCAATGATGGTCCATTAAACAATAATTCTAAGTTTGAGTTTGGAACCACTCCAGAACCTCTTGCAAGAATTGATTCTGCTTCAACTGCGTATCCTTGAGCTTTTATCAGTTTTGAAGATACATCAGCACTTACTAATGCACCCAAATCTTGACTGACATTACCACTAGCTAACATTTGAAGTACATTTTGGCCTTGCATAAATGTTCCGGCCATTTCTTTCATACTCCCACCCATTGCCAACCCCGCTAAAGCACCTAATGCACCTGCGCCACCTTTTGCGGCAACATTGCCAATTGTATTTGCTGTTACTGCGGCTGCAAGATTACTCATTGTGTCTTCTCCCCAACTCACAGCATTGTTATCGGAAACACTTTGAGGCATGGGCAAGTAAACTGTCCCTATTTTTGACTCTAAGTTTGAGTTTTTTTGTAATCCAAATCCAGCAATTGTAGTTGCATCTCCACCACCAAAAAGGGCTTGTTGATTCGGTGGTTTATAAGAATACATAGTGACACAAAAATAGTCCTGTTGATCTAACATTAAATCTTCAGGATACTTCATATTAGATCCACTACCAAATAATGCGGACTCATTTCCTACTCCGTATTTTCCATTATTAACTGCAATATTATTAAAGGTTTCTGATGGATTTAGTATAGATTCCGTTAGTGTTCCCAATCCTCCACCAGCAGTTCCTCCCTGATTACCATTTACCGCATTTGAAGGTGTGATGGATGTTTGTCCCGGTGTTCCATTTGTAAAATTTTGAGAAGCCCATTGTGGAAGTTTTGCACCAGAACTTACTCCTCCCACAGCATTATAAGCTGCTTGAACGGATGCTACTGTTTGTTGATGGATTGATGTTTGGTCAGAACTACTAAATCCGGCTGCAGCTGCGGTACTATTCCACTGGCCATTCTGATAAACTGGTGTTGTACCTGCAGGAGCGTTTTGTCGAATAATTTGAACAGCACCAGTGTTTGTATCGTATTGTAAATTATACGCTACTCCATTTTGTGTAGTTAGAGGTGATTTAATAGTCTTATACGCCACTTAAGGTTTGCTCCAGGCTTTATGATTGGGAAATGGTTGTCCTCTCATATCAACAAATTTTTCAGTGGGTAATAATGCAACGGAGGGCCAATCTTTTTCTGGAACTCTTAAAAATCCTCCACCAACTCCAGAAAAAAAGTAACGATGAATCGTATTACGAGGTACACCTACGGTACTGCCACTATTTATTAGGCCTTTTGCAACTCCTTCACGATATTGTCTATTAAGATAATGCAAATTAATTCCAATAAAATATCCTTGAGTATAATTTACTTCTGTAATATATGCTAGTGGTTGTCTATCAAAGAATGATAATTTAGGAGTGTTTGCACCATAAATGAAGAAATACATTCGTCCAACTTCAATACCACCAGTATCTTCTAGATTAATATCTGATTGATCAAGTTCTCCTAGATATTGTCTGAGTTGTCCAGAAAACCAATCACCACTCTTATTTTTCTTTCCCGCTTGTTTTAAAAGATCATACCCAAAACCTTTTCCATCAATGTAAGGTTCATCTTTCCAGGTCATATTCCCAGATCCTCTTCAGTCATGATTCGGAATTCATAGTTACGATCTGCACAATATTCCCTTGCTGCTTTCCACTTTGCTTGGTTTTTTACCCAAGTTTGTACTTTGTATGCCCAGGCCTTTGTTCGTCTTTTAGGATTTTGTTCTGGCATCTCCACTTCTTTCTTAGGTTTTATTTCTATAACAACTGTTCGTGTATTTCCATCTTTGTCTTTGTATTTGACAAAAAAATCTGGAAAGTATCGATGAACTTTATTGTCTAGAGGATTCTTATAGGGAATCCAGAATTCTTCAGATTGCCATTGGGCCACATTTTCATTCAAATCACAATATCTACAAAATTTTCTTTCCCAAGAACTTCTGCAAATAATATTAGTTGGATCTCCTCTATATTTCTTTGGATTTTCTGGGCGATATTTACTTTTTATTGATTTACCCATATACATACTATAGATCCTTAAGTAATATTTATAGATGGCTGAACCATTCAGGCCAGATTATCCAGCAAATCAGTACAGGGTAGATCCAATCTACGCAAGGATGACCCTGCCTAGAAATACTAATGATAATCGGTCATCTCTACCTAGCGTCAGAGAATTATTTGGTGAGTTATCTGTTACAAGTCAATTTAAAGTTACTTTGTTTCTTGGAGATACCTATCCAACCACAAATTCGGATTCGGATATTAACGCTTGGTTGGTAACATGTGGGGTTTTGGGAGGACTTTTACCAAATAATGGATCTATTATAAGTTCTCTTCGTTATGAATTTATGTGTCATGAAACGGCTCTTCCTGGAGTTTCTTTATCAATGGCAGAAGAGACGGGAAGTAGACAAGGAATTGTTGAAAGATTTCCAGTAAGAAGAGATTTTCCAGAAATCACAATGTCATTCTATGTAGATGCAGAATATGGAATTATTCGTCTATTTGAAGAATGGATGAATTTTATTAATCCATTATATAGCACTAAAGGCAGATTAACTTCGGGAAATCCTAGAGGTGGAGTTGGTCAATTTGGAGATGAACAATTTTTTAGATTTAGATATCCTAAAACATATAAAAGAGATTTAGCAATTACAAAATTTGAAAGAGATATTTTTATAGATCCAAATACTAAAAATGTACAAAGTACCCCCTCAATGTTGACTTATAAATTTATTAATGCATTTCCGACCAATTTGACTGCGTTACCAGTAACTTATGAAGGAAGTACAGTTACAAAAACTACGGTTAGTTTCAATTATGACCGTTATGTGATATTAAATCATTTCGGTACTGGAACTGGTGAGTATGGAAATCCCAATACAACATCAAATGGTGAGTCAATAAGTCTTGCGACCCCGAGTGTTTCTTGGACAGGAAATAATACATATACAACAGCAACTCCACCACCATTTGGAGTTAATTCTGCAATTGATGCTTCCCCCTATGTAAACCCCTCTAAATAAATTTAACTGATTACATCATTAATATGCCATTACCAAAAATTGCGACTCCAACTTATGAACTTGAGTTGCCATCTACAGGAAAAACAATAAAATATAGGCCTTTTCTTGTGAAAGAAGAAAAAGTTTTGATCTTGGCTTTAGAGAGTCAAGATGTAAAACAGATTACCCTTGCGATTAAATCAGTTCTAAAGGATTGTATTCTCACCAAAGGGATTAGAGTAGAAGATTTGCCCTCTTTTGATATTGAATATATTTTCCTCAATGTTCGTGGAAAATCTGTAGGCGAATCTATTGATCTTGTGGTGACTTGTTCAGATGATGGAGAAACAGAAGTCCCAGTCAAAGTTTATGTTGATGAGATAAAAGTCCAAAAGGATCCAGAACATTCTACAGAAATTAAAATTGATAATGAAATCGTTATCAAAATGAAGTATCCATCTCTGGAACAATTTATCAAAAATAACTTTGATTTTACAACACAAGAATCTGTATCAACGATTGAAAAATCATTTGATATTATTTCTTCTTGTATTGAATCGATATTTACTGCGGAAGAAGCTTGGGCTGCTTCAGATTGTACAAAGAAAGAACTTGTGGAATTTATTGAAAGTATGAATGCAGAACAATTTAAAAAAATTGAAAAATTCTTTGAGACAATGCCCAAACTTTCTCATACTTTTAATGTGATGAATCCAAAGACAAAAGTAGAAAATACAGTAACATTGGAGGGTCTGACAAGTTTTTTCGGCTAATTATGGCTCATATTGATCTTGAGTCATATTTCCGTATTAACTTCGCTCTCATGCAGTTCCATAAATATTCTTTGACAGAGATTGAAAACATGATGCCTTGGGAGAGAGACATTTATCTCACCCTGTTGCGAATTCATATAGAAGAAGAAAACCTAAAAGCACAACAGGCAGCAAACCGTGGCAATTAGTTCCCTACTTAATCCAGGTAGTATTGCAAGAGAAAGATCCACTACGGCTGAAGCTGCTCAGAATTTTATTACTGGCGGTTCTCCTCTTGGAGAGGGAGTTGTCGCTTCCGCTGCAAATAAAATTGTAGGTTTCCAAAGAGGTGCGGCCGGAGTTGTTGCAAGACCTCCAGATCTTAGTGGAATTATTCAAACATTATCTACAAGTATTCTAAACAATGTAGAGAACAGGGTACAATCAATAAATCAAAATGTAACGCAAGTAATCAATAAAACTACTAGTGGTTTAGAGAGGGATTATAAGGAAAGATTAGATAAGATTGATTCCGCTAGTCCAAATTCAATCTTACAAAACTTCTTAAATTTATACAAAGAAGCTTTAGGTTATATTCAATTCTTAGGTAATAGGAGAAATGTAAGAACTCTCGGTGACAATTTAAAAGCTTTACAAAATGTTTTTGCCGAAACTTTTAATGTTGCCAAAACAATTCGTCAAACAATTATAAGAATAGTAAAACAACTTTCAAATTTACCTGAAGCTACAGGAGGCGCTGGGGGATTAAATTTAGACATTAATGTTCCTGGTGGAGGATTGAAAAAAACTGCACCACGAGGTTTGATGAGAATGATGAGACGCAGGCCAGGCATGATGTTGGGCGGAGCTGCACTAGCGGGTGGATTGGGATCTCAAGTTGTTAGTGGAATGCTGGATGTAGGAGGTGGAGTTCAAGCAGCTCCGATGTCGGAGGGAACTATACCCACTGCATTATTAGATAGATTTAGTGGAATTTTGGATAGATTTTCCGCAGCTATAAATTCTCTTGGTAAGAAAAAACAATCTTTAGCTCAGGCTGCACCTAAACAATCACCACCACAAGAAAAACCAACTAAAGAGCCTGGAGGAACTCCATCTCCAGGAACTCCAGGGGGAGGACTTTCTCAAGATGTATCACAAGCAGTAGAAGATCCCAATGTTAAAGCATTTTTAGATGTTCTTGCAAAAAATGAATCTGGAGGAAGATATAATGTTTCTGTAGGAAATAAGACATTTACTGATATGTCAAAACATCCTGAAATGTACAATGCACAGCTTAACTCTGACGCTGCTGGTAGATATCAATTTTTAAGTACAACCTATAAACCTATTGCTAGAAGACTGGGATTAAAGGACTTTAGTGCTCAAAGTCAAGATCTTGCTGCAGTACAATATTTAAAGGACTTGGGAGTTTTAGATGAGATACAAAGTGGAGATCCAAAAAAAATTGAAGAAGTAAAAAATAGATTGCAGAAATCAACTTGGACTGGATTAAGAAAATATAGTCAAGGCCAAGCTTCTCAATATTTTACCGAAAGAAAATCATATTATTCTAAAAATGTGACTAATAAACAGTCAACTCAAAATATTACAAATTTAACCGCTGTACAACCCCCACAAACATCAACAAAACCAGAATCAAAAGTTACTCCACCCAAAGTCCAACCATCTCCATTACAATCAACATCTCAACAACAAATAGCTCAAACAGTAGCACAACCACCCGTTCAACAGAAAACGCAGGTTACTGTTGCCCCTATGAATATGGCTAGTCCACAAACACAATCTACTGGTCAAGGTGGCAAATCTATACAACCACCACAATTAATTGCTGGGGGAGTTAGTGTTCCATTTTTGTCCCCATCAAACAGCGATAATTTTCTTACATTATATTCTAAAATCGTATATAACATCATAGACGGATAATATTATGGCTAGACAAACTAATACTCCATTAAGATCTCCACTTTTATCCGCTTTTAATAATATTGTAAGTATTAATAGATCCAAATCTTCAATGAGATCTACTAAAACTTCATATAATGAATTTTTAAGATTTATGAGTGTAGAAGTTAAAAATATAGAAGCTATCAAACTTCCGGAGGAGAAAAAGATTAAAAAATTAGCTAATATTAATGTTACATCTACATTTGGGTCTGCTGGAAGTTTATTATCCAGTTTAGCAAGTGGTGCATTAGATGCCGCTGGTTTAGTTGGAAACTTTTTTGGAGGAGGTGCAAAAAAGAATCCTAAAGCTGGAAGAGCAATACCAAAGGGCAAAGGTATTAGATTGGGTGGAATCAGAGCTCTTGGTATTGCAAATGTTGCTCTTGCTGGATTAGATTTTGCCCAAGGTCTTCAAGAAGGAGAAGGTGTAGGCAAAGCAGCTGCAGGAGCCGGAGGTAATCTTGCTGGTAGTTTAATTGGTGGTGCTATTGGTCAGGCTTTGGTTCCAATTCCTGGTTTAGGATTTGTTCTTGGTAGTATGGCTGGAGGTATGTTGGGTGGATATCTTGGTGATAGAGGATATGAAGCTGCCACTGGGGGAGGAAATGTAAAAGAAAAAACTAAATCCAAACTTAAAGCACAAGAACAAAAACAAAAATCAGAAGCTGCTGCATCTCTTACATCAATAACATTTCCACAGGTTTTAGATAAATTTGATACTGTAGTAACTCAGTTTCAGAGAGCTGTTGCAAATCTTTCTTCAGATGTTCCTCAAGATCAACAGTGGGAACAAGGTGAAACTGGATCGGATAAGATAGATTATAGACCAAAAGATGCTGAAGAATTTACTCCAGGAGCTCCAACAGGGGCGGGTGATGAAGTATTTCCATTAGTTGGTGGAAAACCAACATTTACTATGGGCCCAGGATTGTTTAATGCTTCTAGAGATGGGGGTGCAAGAAGACATAGTGCTCAAGATATTGGAGTAGACCCAAACACTCCTGTAGTTGCATCTAGATCTGGTACGGTTTTGCAAGCATATTCAAGTGGATATGGTTCTGTTGGTGGAGCAGTAGTTATTCGGTATGATAATGGTCAACAAGGTCTTTATGGACATACCCTTCCAGTCGTAAAAGTTGGAGATAAAGTTAAAGCAGGTCAAAAAATAGCACGAGTTGCTCCCGAAGGAAATAATACACATTTACACTATATGCGTAAAGATACTCGTGGTAATTATATTGATCCATTACCTATTTTAAAACAGAGTAAATCTGGGGTGCCCGTAGTTCAAGGTCAAAAACAAGAATCTAAAAAAGACTTGGAAAAACAATCTAATATGAGTAATAATACTGGAGATGCTGCCATGGCAACTCCACAAAATAAAATGATATCAAAATCTTCCCCACAAACTGCAGCCGCAAAACCTGTTCCAACTCAACAAGATCTTTCAAAAATGTCAACGGATCAACTTAGAGGAATGTTAGATCCAACAAAGACTGCTGCATCAAATCCTGCAGTATTCAAAGCAGCACAAGAAGCAAGAACTAAAGGACAAGAATCTGGATTAACTGGAGATGATTTAGAAAGAGCCGTAATGATCGCATCTATTAGGGCTAAAAATGCAGAATCTCAGATTGCAGCAATGTCCCAACAACCAGTATTACCGCAACAAATACAACAATATCCACAATACAATTTACCACAATCAACCGTAACTGTAATTCCAATGATGATGGGCGGCCCTGGAGGAGGATCGCAACAAAGGCCAATGGTAGTCTCATCTGGAGGGGGTGGTGGAACAACAATTATGCCTTCAGTGCCTACTGGACAAGTGTTAAATAGTTTATTTAACACTATGTTATTGACCAGTTTATCGGGAACATGATATGTCAAATGCAGTAACGACTTTAAAATATAACTCAATTACAATTCAGTCTTCTGAGGGGAATAAAAATATTGATTTGTCCAACTCAATCGTGTTTTGTGATTATTATGAGGATATTTTATCGCCTTGTGTCATGATGACTATTC